TTTTTTTTTTATCTTTTTGGAGTTCCATCTGTATAATAAGACATTAAATATTGCCATCCATACTTAGTATTATTCAATGTACCCCTCTTAGGTTTTTCCATAGTAGCTTTATAGATATCCCAAGTTCCTTCATCCTCATTAAACCAAGCTACTTCTGTATTGATAGGGTAATCTTGTAATGGGTCATACTCATATTGAGTTATAGAAGAAGGTTTTGAACCCTTCTGCCATTTTAATTTAGCTTCCTCATCACTGTTTGGAGTTCTCCATTTAGTTTTATCTAAAGAACCTTTACTCATATGAGGAGTCGTGCAGACATAAACTTGTACAAAGTTGTTATCTACGTCTTTAAGTACACATTTCATACCACTAACCCATTTAGCAGGTGTATTACGATTATATAGATAATGACTTCTTGTTCTATCATCATACATATTTTCCCAATCACTTATAGAATATTTACCATAAGTTGGTCTTTCTACTGGTGGGTCAGGATGATGTGGGTCCTGAGGGGCCTCTTCTTCACCTTGAACTGGGTCTTCATCATATGGATCATAAGTCCCACCATTACCAATCCTATAATTATTCATATTCAATATAACTTTACCACCATCAGGAGTATCTTCTTCGACCATATATCCATCTCTAACTAATTGACGTATGGTTTCTATATTTTCTCTATAAGTATTTAGAATAGGTCCTAATATTCCACCTAATGGTAATAAGTAACTATTAGATAATATCTTTATTTTTTTACTTCTTAAGTATTGCATTTCTCTTGGCATTTCTATGCCTCCTTTCACCAAATAAAAAGTCCCATAGATATCTAATGATACCTATGGAATTTTATTTAAAGAATATGAACTATCTTTTATTCTTTTTCTTTCCATCTGCTGTAGATGGACTTTCTATATCTTCTTCAGCAGTTTCAGCAGCTGGTTCTGATACAACTTCACCTGATGGTGTTTCAGGTTGAGCCGGAGCTTCTTGAGCTTGGTCTTCTGTAGTTTCAGTTACAGTCTTAGGAGCTTCTACTGGAGTTTGTTCTGGAGTTTGAACTTGTGATTCTTTATTGATATCCACTTCATCATAAGTTCCACCATTTTCTTTGTCATAGTTTTGAATGTCAAGAGGAATTTCACTACCATCTGGTGTAAGTTCTATAACTCTAACACCATCTCTAACCATAGCAAATATAGTTTCTATATTTTCTCTATAGTAACTTAGTATGGGTCCATGTATGCCACCAAGTGCTGCTATAGGACCAGCTTCAAGCACTCTTATTTTTTTACTTTTTAGCATTTTTCTATTATCCTTTCTTAAATTATATTGCAGTGAATGCTTCTGTTATTGAATCCATTTCTTCTTCTGAATATTCTGTAGTATCATCTTCTTCAGATTCAGGTAGGTTTGCAACCAATGATGCTACTTGAGGATCATCTTCTGGAGCATCTTCAGCATCTGGATCAACTTCCATAGGAGCAGATTCTTCTTCAGCTAAAAGAGCGTCCTTAACTTCATCAGGAGTTTCATTAACAGCTTCAAATACAACATCAGAAGCATATCTTTCTTTCACTTGTTCTTTCAAAGAATTAAGCATATATTTTCCATCCTTTCTTTTTATTATATTAAAGGTTAATCTTACTTTGTTGTTTTAATCTATAACTTCTTCTTTACGCATATACTCTTTATATATTTGGGTAAGAATATAAAGAAGTATTGGAATACCTACGAAAGTATCCCAATTGTAGTCTAAGAATTCTATAGCTCTTAATTTCTCTACATTGATATTCTTAATATCAAGTATCTTACCTTTAAGATAATCTGATATAATCTTCTTATCTATAGGTAATTCAGGTTTCTTAGTAAGTTCATACTCAGAATTATCATAATCTACATCTTCAGATGATAATTCATGTATAGTGCTCTTCTTATCTTCACCTTTATCACCAATATCTTCAGAAGATAAATCAGTATACTTATCTTTCTTAGTGTTATAATCTATCTTATCAGGTATTTCTATATCATCTGGGTTATAATCTTTATAAGTCTTCTTAATACTTTCATTATCCGGATAAGTTTCATCTATATCATCAGGAGATATATCAAAATAATCATCCAAATTAGCATTCTTCTTAGGATTTGGTTTTAAGAAGTCATTAGTGGTATTAGTAGGTTTAGTATTATTATAAATCTGCTTATTAAATGAATCAGCAGGTCCCGGTGGACCATAGGTATATATACTAAATGGAGTAGAGTTTTGAGATGGTAGTGAAGAATCATAAGTTTGTCTCATAAACCTTGGATTCTCATCTTTCTTTATTTCCAAATCAACTTGAGTCAATTTAGCTTTATCTAATTCATTAAATAACTTACCGGGTAGATACCATTGTCCTACATTCTTATTCATAAGTTGGACACTATAGATATTCTTATCATTATACATAGAGAATATTGATATAGGGTCTTTAATATTAATAAGAATAAACGGAGCATCTTTAATATCTTTATATCTACCAAGTTCTAATAGTCTATATAATGATCTACTGTAATCAGTTATAAAGAATCTATCAAAATCTACTTCACTTAGTAGAGTACTTATATAGTCATACTTCTTAGCAAAGATATGATTATTATTAATAAATCTTGTCATATATCTATCATATATATTTCTACCAGCTTCATCATTATATAATAAGACATTATAATCATCGTGATAGAATAATTTAAGATACATATCAGTTATTACATCATAAGCTTCATTAAGTATTTGGATACTTACATAATCACTTTCTTCTATGATACATTTCTCATCAGTACCTATATTACGTTGGATACAGATAAATCTATTAACAGTTTGACCCTCTAAGTCTTCAAAAGAGTCTCTATTATTAACTGATTTAATAGAGAAATTAATCTTATAATAATTATAAGACTTAACTGTATCAAATGATATTTCATTTACTCTGAAGACAAACTTATTCCCAAGATACTTAATAAAAAAATAATCTCCGGGATAAGGTATTACTGTATTAGGTAATAAAGTACCATCTGCTTGGAATGAAGTAGTCAATCCTTCATCAGCATCTTCTAAGTCCAATAAGATATTTGAATCTATATAAATAGGTAAACCATCTATTCTATTAAAACGAGTAGGTGAGTGAGTACCCAAATCTCTTTCTGCTGTATATAATCCTTCATCAACTGTACTCTCAGGTTCATTGATATTATAATATACTACAGGTTGAGCATTCTTATCTTGGTAAATTACATAATGACTATTTAACTTCTTCTCAAACTCAAACGCATGTTGGGTTGTATATTGAGCATCATCCAATAATCTTGCCAAGTGTAATCCCCCTTTCTTTAGTGATTTAAATTTAATTTTCCTTAATTAGTTGTGATTACAAAAAAAATAGCCAATCTCAATTACTTCTTGAGATTGGCTTTGTATATACTTATCATTTGCTTTGGAACACCAAAGTCTTTACTTAAGCTATTATAGTATACATTAAATTCTCTTATAAGTGGTTTTACTCTTTCATATAGTCTAAGATATTTAGTAGGAGATTTATCACCATCACTATAAATATTTACTATAACATCTCCAACTATACCTTTTCTTATATAGTACTCTAATACTGAGGTATAATTAGAACTTGCTACTGAAGCATATATATTATTAGCAGCTTCTTGGTTTCTTACATTAAAGAATACTCCTAATATATCATATATACCTTCTGTCATATTAATAGTAATAGTTTCATCTGTTATTATATCTATCTTATTAGGAATAGTATAAAACTTATAAGATGGAATCTTAGGTTGTAAGTTATACTTAATATGCTTATACGTCCTGTCATCCTTAATATTTCTAAACACTATACAGTCATTCATAGAAGTGAGAAATCCCGTATATTGTCTTTCAATGGCTACTGCCACATTAGTATCACAAGTTATTTCTTCTATATTATTATCTAATAAGAATCTGGATATATTTAATATCCCTTTGAGAGCTTGTATATCTTCATAAGATAAAGATACACCTAATCTATTTTCAATATATCTTTTCTTCTTATAAGCTCCTTCATCACTATTACTATATAAAGGAATCTTGTAGTCTAATTTATTCAGTAACTTTATAAATTTCTTTTCTTTCTTAATAACTTCTTTATTGAGATTAATTAGTCCCGCATTTATATGCAAATCGGACTTATTAAAAGCTCTCATTATAGTTGCTGTCACATACCCTGAGGCATTACAATTGAAGCAATTATATCCTATAGGTTCATCATTATCGAAGTTGAATTGTATATAGAATCTTTTCTTATTAGGGTCTTTATGTGAATCCCCACATAATGGACATCTTGTTTTATACCAACCACTGGAAGCTGGTACTAATCTATCTTTAAGTGTATTATAGACCTCTCTCTTAATATCGGACATATAAAAAACTACCTGTCTTTCATTGTGATTTTTTTCTTGCTTGTTAATATATAGTTTTTAGATACCTCTAATTATACTATTCAATGACGTGTCTCCACCATTTTCATTAAGGTAAGTAGATATTATCTTGGCTTTTGTTAAATTATGCACTTCATCTTCATTAATCATATTCTCAACAAAGAAGCCATCTTTAACATCAGTAAGTTTATAATACTGAGTAAGTACTGGTGATGTTAAATCTACTACACCAACAATTATTCTTTCTGGAGTAGAATACTTCTCTTGTAATATCTTTATTATATGCTTAGCAGTATTCTCATCTATGATATTTGCTTCTATACAAAGAGCATAATCATAGTTAGGGTCATGATTTAATTTACCTATGCCAATCTTAGTGTAATTCATAATATTACCTTCTTTCTTTATATAAATAATATATCCAATATACCTATAATAAGGTATATTGGATAATTGTCAATCTAAATAAACCATAATAGATTCAATATATCATTAGCTAATTCATACTTATCATATTCAATCAATTCTCCATTAAGTTCTTGATCTTCATACTCACAATATAAGAATCCACTATTGATTATATTAGATATCATATTTAATATAGTTTCTTCACTATTGATATATTTCAATACAGAGAATTTCTCATTAATAATATTTCTCCAAGTATTAGAATCTTTAATATCTTGGATAAACTTATTATTCTGAATAGTTCTTGTATTAAGTTTAGTTATCTTATTTCCTGTTAAGATATAAGGTAATATATCAAATCCTCTATCTATAAGATTCTTCTTTAAGATAACAAATAGTTTCATATAATCTCTTCTTGTGGCTAATGATAAATCATTAAAACCACCGAATGATTTAGCGAAGACATAGTTAATTAACTCCGCTTGCATATTATCTATCTTGAAGTTATCCATATACCAATCAATCTCATCTTTAGTATAAGATACATTGAGTTCTTTCTTAAGTTTCTTAATGGTAAGCTTAATATTCTCTTTAGTAATTATAATGAATGATTCATCTACTTTACGTGATGCCATTTCAAACTTATCCTTACCACTCATATTGCCACCATTATTATCAGTCTTAATCTCTTTCAAGTCTGTCTTGAAATCAGTCTTATTATAATATCTCAATTGCTTCTTCAATATAACAGCATTGAAATTTACTATAGACTTATTAAAAGTATACTTGAAGACATTATCTGATATAAGTTTCTCTTTTACTAAATTCTCTATTGCTATATCTCTACCTACTCCAAATATCTCTTGCTGCTGCCACATATACTTATTATTAGCCGCATTGGCATTATAGTTAGCTAAAGCAGTTATATAGATTTTATTCCATATATTGATATTTGGCGGAGGTATAATAGTAAACAAAGGTTCATAGAATGGGTATATCTGTATCTTAGATATAGTTTCTTTATCCTTATGCTTACCTATATAATGGTATATTACCGGTGCTATTATCTTCATCATAAAAGATATAGCCATCATAATCTTACCATGTTGATTTGTAAACTGTAATGATTTTGGATACTCTTTCTTATCATTCTCATCTTGATTAAGATTAATAATATAATTAGCATCTGTTAATTTCTTTACTTTATCTATAATAGAATCTGTAAAGAATATGTGTTGTAATAGCCTATTGAAATGCTTAGGCTTCATTACTTTATGGTCTTTCTTATCTAAAATAGTTTTTATCTTTAGATAAGCTAATAGTAATTCATTATCATCGTCATAGTAATGGATAAAGTAATTTACATAATGGCATATTCCTTTATCAGCACTACCATCTTTACTATGGAATGTATCTAATCTATGAGCATAACAATCCCTATTAACGTTGAATGTATTCAATGCTACATTGTATGGTATATTATATACTCTATGGAAATCTACTACCATGGTCTTACCATCAGGTCTTACATATACTGGGTCATTCTCATCAGGTTCCCATAAATCTATATGGGGATATTCTTGATTATTATCAAGTGTTAAATCTTCTCTTACAGGAAGATATCTATCTGGATCTTCTTCCATATTAGATACCTTATTCAATAAATCCATGTATTCACCTCATCTTTCAAATATATCTCACTTATATAATATATATGCTACTTTTTCTTTATCTTATTTATAGAACTTCTACGTTTATCTTTAGGTTTTATAGTATTTACCTTATGAGAAGATTTCTTTGCTATAGGTTTTATTACATCTTTAACTCTATCTATTATACCTTTCTTAGGAGCTAATCTTGCTTTCTCTGTTTTAAGTCTTTTCTCTTCTTTTTTAATCTCATCCATTATTTGACTCAATTTTCTTATCTTATTACTAAAGAAAATAGGTAGATGTCTGTCTGCATGAGTTTGCATATAACCAGTCATACTAAGTAAGTTAGATTCAGTTATATGGTATATTGCAAAGAAGATAGTCTTATTATACATAAGAATCTCATGTGGGTTCCTTTGATAAGGTGGTCTACTATAGAATTCCTTATTCAATTTAGATTTCAACTCCGGAATTATCATATTATACTGATTATATGCATATGCATAAGTATAAGCAAACCCCGGTGAATTACTAAATAATAAGAAATTCCATTTCTTTACAGTTATAGATGGTTTATCACTATAGACTTCTATTACTACATCATAGTTATTCTCTCTTTCTGTTTCAGATGGGATAATAACATGATATAGAAAATTCATATCATTTCTCTTATATACATTAACTTCTATCTTATCTTTAAGCTTATTATATCTCTCAATAAGATTAGCTTTAATGATAGCAGGATTTCCTGCCGTATTACCTTTACCGGCAGGATTATCCAAATATTCTAATAACGTTTGTTCCATATAATCACGTCCTTTATATAATATCTATTATAGTATTATTCGGCGTGACCATTACCTACAGATGGATTTATTGATACAAATAAGCTACTTGATAGTAATAAAGATACTACAGATATAGAAGCTTTCAATATCTCTATATCAGTTCTACAAGAGTTAATTACTTCTGTAGAATATTCATCTTTCACTAAATCATATATCTTATTTGATTTAAGAGATTCTTTTATTATCTCATCTACTTTATCAGTATCATTATCATACTTATTAGATAATACTAAAGAATATACCGCTGTAGCAGAAGCTCCTATTAGAGAGCATACATGATAAATATCAGAATCTTGCTTTCCTTCTTCTTTAAGTTTTCTTAGTATAGAATATACTGCTTGAGTAATAGCTAATGAACCGCCTATGTTATATCCATATACATAAGCAGATTCGGTAGCTTTAACAGCATCTTCTACCAAGTCAAGATTGGCTTGTCTTTCCAATGAAGTCATACCCCCAACTGAGATATTACCCATAGAGCATTTCAACTTAGAAACTCTTTGCTTAAGTTCATATTCTTTAACATCAAGTCTATTAAGTTCTCTATTAGATTCTCTCATAGCTTCATAATCGGCTATAGCTTTCTTCATATGAATACCGTATAGGTTCTCATTCTTGAAATCTAATCCTGAGGCAGTCATATCTTTCATATTAATAGACACAAATTTAGATTGACCTATGAAGTTCTTAATATCGAATTCGTGTACTCTAACACCATCATATTCTTTTCCTTCTTTATCACACTCTTCTTTGTATTTATCTATTTCTACATATTTTTCATAGTCCATTTCAGTTATAAGTTGACCGCCAGTAAGTATAGCAAAGTCACTGAAGTAATCAGCCAATACATTATTTGCTGTAGATACATGAGTATATATTACATCAGATTCTCCATATGCATTGAATTTGATTTTAGTGTCATGAGCTATAGCCATCAAGTAATTTCTACTTATATAAGGAGCCATTACTATAAGCTTTCTATTCTCATTCCTTGCTATATTAAGAGCAGACTGTATCATAACCGGATAATATTTATTATTATCTATCTTATGGTCAAACATGATGTAGTAAGGATCTTGTATATCACAATTACCTTCATCAGTAGTTATATAGATAGGATCTATAAGAGCAGCATTAAGTTTATATCCTTCTACTACTTCATAAGAAGTTTCAGCACCTTTAGCTTCTTTGTAGTATATAGTAGGATTACCTGTTTTCTTATAGATATCTTGTATCATAGCTGCTATAGCATCATTACCATTAGTAGATACATGAGCTAATTTATATATCTCATGTAAATCCCCATTCTTATCTACTTCAGTAGCATTCTCTTGGATTACTTGAGATATAAGATGAGCAGCTTCTATGAGTAAATCTTGTTTTTCTTTAGAACGAAGACTATTAATTCTTTTATCTTTAACAAGATTCTTATATAGTACATTCGACATAGCTATTGATGATGATGAACCATCTCCAACAGTAGATACTACCGGTCCAGCTATTCTTATTAACATACTAAGTATATTATTAAGAACCATTTCATCATCATTGAATCTAAGTCTTCTTAATAGTGACCAACCATCTTTAGTTATATGAGGTTCGCCGTATTCATCTATGATTACTTGAGAACCATAAGGTCCTAATGTGTTTATTATAGCATCAGATACCATACCAAATACTTTAAGTAATCTTTCTTTAAAGTCTTCCTTACCTATGACATTCCATTGGTAATTATCTTTCTTAGGATCTAATGATTCATAACTTCTATCAGTTACTATTGTCTGCATTCTCTTCTCCATTCTTATCAAATTTAAATGGTACAAATGTACCAAGTCTACAAATATAGTGTTGCATTATCGCTATATAGTCTATAGCTAAATCTCCTTTATCGTCAAGGTTATTCTTATAACTTGCTATCATAATCTCTAACCATTTGATATTGGATAAAGCTGTACATAGACCAATATCAGATATTTCATCAGTAACGAAACTTGTTATTTCAGTATGCTCAGATAAGAAATTCTCCAGAGAATTAAATACTAATTCTACCTTAGGATTATTATCAAAAGTAATCTTTACATCTTCAATAACTCTTATATCTCTTTCCGGATGAATAATATAAATCTTCTCTACCACTTTATCTGAACGTAATAATGTATTTAAACTATCTACGAATACAAGATTCTCACATTTAGCATAGAAATCAATGTATCTATTAATAATACCCCTACGATATCTGGCATAATCTTGACCATCGAAAGGATTAATAGCTACATCAAGTAATATATTAGAGAATCTTTTATCATAGACAAATTCCCGAGATATTTCCATATTATTATAATCAAGAACTTTTTCAAACATAGATTTCATAACTGGAGTTTGTAACTTCTCCAGTATATGTAAATCTACACCTTTTAATACGTTCTCATATTTAACTAACATAATCTCAGGTCTTGTCATTACGTCAGGACTTCTTTTAACTTCCCTATCTACAGGTTTAGTTGTTTCACTTTCAAGTCTTGCCATATATTAATACCTCTATTCTTTAGAATGGTATATCATCTAATCCTTCTACTGTAGTCATCTCACCATTTTCTGATGGTGGTACTGGAGCTGAAGAAGAACCTCTTGAGAATATATCAGATGATTTACCTGTATATCTCTTATAGTTATTAGCAGAATCTATAGGAGCTCCTAAGCTATTACCTATAGCCTCTACATTCTTACCAAGTCTTGCTGTATAGTATCTGTCGTGATATCTACCTATATGAGCAGATGCACCACATAATGCCTTAGCAGCATCTGGTAGTAGACTACTGAATAATTCAAATTCTGTATTATATACAAACTCCAATCCTGAATTACCTGTTGACATATCATAATCAGATACTACAGTATTTTCTATATTGAAGAAGTATATAAGTCCACTATCAGCTTTCTTAGTAGTTTCATTTATTCCTTTATAAATGGCTATGAATGGAGTAACTTTTTCTCCTATTGCTTCGCCATAATCAACTTTCTTAGTACCAACACAAATCAATCCAGAAGATACTGGTATACCTTTATTAACTTCTTCGTTATTTTCCAAAGCTGGTTTAACTGAAGTCTTTATGATATAATCCAATACCATCATTTTTTCTGGCGATAGTGCAGTATTTAATTGTGTTTGATAATCGAAGAACTTTCCTTCTTTTCTCATATTAGGTTCCAAAGCTGGTGAAATTTGTATAGCCATGAATTGATTCCACCATTTGATAATCAAAGTAGATTGAGCTAATGGATTAGTAGAATTCATAAATTGAATCCCATTAGTATTCGTACTTTTTTCACTTGAATTCTTATTACTGTTATTTTGGTATTCCATAATCGAAATCTCCTTTTACAAATTTAAAATTTTTCTTTTATAAAAAATAACAAGGGAATACAATGAAGCCCTTGTTATATAAAAGTTTTGTGGTTGATAAGTTATTATATAAACAACTTATATCTCAAGTATATTACTATATGTCGTCTTATTATTCTTAAGCTTACTTGGAGCTATAGCTAATGATTCTCTAACAGAGTTAAACTTATTAATATTATCACTTATAATAGTATCATAGTCTATAAAGTCTATTATCCATTCAGGAATTTCTTCCAATGATTTAGGTATTGCTATAGCATTAGGTAACTTATCTTTCATTACCCTATCCATAAGATATTTTTCTTCAATTATCTTATATTTATCCGGATATTTCTCCTGTAATAATTCTAATGATTTATCTTTATCAAGAGTTACTTTAACTACGTCTACTATCTCTGGTAATGATATCATATAATCTGGATAGAAATTATTCCAAGCCATTACTGCTAATAGATTCATAGTACTTAAAGGATTCTTATAACCTTCGGCTTCTTTAACGTTAGCAGGTATAGTAAAGTCTTTCTTACCATGAGATAAACTTTCTCTCATTATATCTTGGAATTCATCCAATCTATTTAATATTTTTGGTATAGATATTTCATCCGTAAATAATATCTCCTCTTTAGATAATTTATCAAAGTAGGCTCTTGTAGCTTCCCTTGTATTACCTTTAAGGAAGTCTATACCTTTAGCATCATATTTAGGTGGGTCAAATTCTCTACCCTCTCTGAGCAATTGAGTACTAATATATCTCTTCTTAGTAGCTGCCAATGCCATAGTTCCCATTAAGAATTCATTTTTCATATTAATCTTAGGGATATATTTTTCTAAGACATTTGCAGTTCTACAATACTTATCTAATGTAGTTTCTATCATATTAGTCATAAGGAATGCTTTAATAGAAACTGCTATGAATTTAGTATTAGCATCATCAGGTTTTCTTGCTTTAGAATATACATTATTTCTCATCCATTCAACCCATTGATTTATATATACCATACAGCTATCTGTATCACATAATATAACTGTACTTCTTTTATCATTCTTAAATCTAAGAATTCTATCAAAATAGAAACCATCTAAGAATACTACATCTTTAATCATAGTCCATAGAAGATTTAAATCATCTTTGGCATTCTCAGGTATCTTAGAAGCATTTCTATAGTAATCTATCCTACTAACTAATCTAACTAATAATGAATGAAATTCTTCCTGTCTTATTACTTCAAATATATTATTCACGTAATATATTCTATTAACTTCTTCTTGACTAAGATTCCTTATTACATCATAAATACATTCATAATCACTACGCATCTTACTATATAACCAATCATGTAATTGCTCCTTAGACACATCTTCTAATTTATATTTACTTACTGGATTATATGAAAGGCATATATTAATATAATTACATAAGTCATCCATATTGAGTAATCCAAAATCTCCAGCAACAAATCCTTCAAATGCTGTTTCTGCTGTAGAGATTAGAGATTGCCCAGTTGCTGTAACTGATACACCAGTATACTTATTATAGAATACTGCTACCTTAGATAGATTCGTACCATAGAAAGAGTTAGCCTTTCTCTTCTCCGATGATTGCATTGAATCAGCATAATAATAATCATAACTATCAGGTTCATAGAGTTCTAAAGTTCCTTTAATCTTCTTTCTTGTAATCATGAAATCATCAAGCATGACCGCATCAAGATTATCTTTTAAATTCTGATTAAGATAGAATACACCATACCCAGCACATATAGGTTTCTTATCTTCTATCCAATCTACCAATGTAGTAAGTTTAGTATTATAAGCAGTATGAGTATAATTATTATGCAATTCACACTCAGTATCTACTATATGTCTATTATATTCTTCAGTGACGAAGTCTAATATTTCTTCATCAGATATATCTGGATACATTCGCTTAAATGAAACAAATGCATCATTAATCCATTTATCCTTAAATACATTTTTTTTCATATAAATATTATCTCCTATTTAAATTTAAGATTTACATTAGTGTCGGATATAGAATAATATCTAACAAGGCTATAATATATTGCTATTTCATTATTCCGCCGAAACATAGAAGTAAATTAATCATTATAAAATAATAAAGAAGGAGGCAATTATATGTCTATAAGTTTGATGAATGATTATGGTATAGTAGCTGAAGGAATGGATTCTGAAGTATCTTTGGAATCTACAAGTGCTATAGCAGGATCACTATTGATGGAGTATTGTACTCCAGATGAAATATCTGCTTTTCTTGAAAATTCTTCAGAAGTAGAACTTGCTCAAAATGAAGAGCTACTTACTGAAAAAACTATATTGAAGATGGATAAAGTTGCAAGATTGAATAGAGCGTACAAAACTTCTATATTCCAAGTTGCAAGAGAAAAGAAAGACCCTCTATTTAAGAAGCTACTTACTGTATGGAAAATGGAAAGATTCCTTGAAGGAAAACTTGAAAAGAAATACGGCAATGAAGGTAGAAGAAGAGCTAAGAAAGTTGTAGCTAATGCCGGAAAATCTAAATCTCCATTGGTGAAGAAAGCTGTATCAAGAGTTAAGGCTTCTTTGAATGGAAAAAAATAATAGGAGAACAGTAGTGTAATCTTGACACGGTGTCAAGAAATTTTATTATAATTTAAGAGAAGCTTACTTTATAATATTCTGAAAAACTACTATATTGAGCGTGTTGTTTTGAATTGACGTTCCTTAAGTGGATATGGGGTTCGTTGATTGTAATTTTTTTATTACGCGTTGTTATTTTTTCCTCGTAGACATTTTTGGTCATGCGATGAAATCTCCTTAAAGAACGATTTAAAAAAAGATGACAGACAGACTTTGCTGTATGTGCTTATTTAAGTGCATACAGCCATTTCTGTTGTGGTTATATATTATTATTATGAACAAGACAAAACCTTAAGCAAAAAATAAGTTTTTGTTTTTCAAATATTTTTCGAAGGAGATTTCATAATGAGAAATATTACAGAATGGACCAAAGAAGGTCTTGAGCAAGTAGCAATTAAAAGAGAGAACGTTGAAGATTTTATTAAAGAATTGAAGAAGAAGAATCTTGTAATCTCTAATGACTTTGTAAATATCGAAGAGTTGAAACAAGAATTCGAGCATCTATACGAAATGATTAAGATAGGATTTACTATAGATGAATTGAGAGAATATCCTATCAAGTATAGATATACTAAATCGTCTCCTATTAAGACTATCCAATTAAGACACCTAATAACTAATATGATACTATGGTATGGTATATTAAGATTAGGTGGGCAAATAAGAGAAGAGCATATTATAGATGCTAATAAGATAACAGGGAAAGATATATCTAAGTATTATGATAATTATTATGTAAAAGACTTTACAGATAAAGTAGACTTCCATGAATTGAATAAAGCTATAGCAGATACTACTTATGAATTAGGTAAGATATCTTTAGACTTCAATATTATAATGGGAATGTCTATTACATTAGAAACTTATCTTGGTACTGCTAAGAAGTTCCCAAGATTTAAAGAAATATTAAAGAATGAATTGTCTACTACTCTACTACCTAATGAAACTGAAGATATAGTTCAGGCATTAACTCAAGAGCAAGTAGATATGATAAAACAAGATGAAGATAGTATGATTAAAGTCTTCTTAGATAGTAAAGAAGGTGTTAAGGTTAATTCACTACAAGAATTTGTAGTTGCTTCATCTAATAAACCAGATATAGCTGGTAAGACTATGCCAATACCAATTACTAAGAACTTCCTAATGGGTGGGCTTGGTAACTTAATCAATTACTATATAGATGCTGTGGCAGGTAGAAAGTCCATAGTGATGAATAAGACTGAGATGGGTAAATCAGGATACCTATCATTCCTAACTATACTTAATACAAGTAACGTTAGAGTAAATAAAAATGTAGATGATTGCGGTACAGTGAATACTGTATTGATTGATATAAAGACTAAGAAGCATTTTGATATGGTTGTAGGTAGATGGTATGTACCGGAGAAAGGAAAGTTAGAATTAATAACTCCTGCTCATACTCATCTAATAGGACAATCTGTAAGATTACGTTCACCATCAAAATGTGCTTGCGAACACGGTATATGTCATAAATGTGCCGGTGAATTATATAAGCTCAATATGGATATATCATTAGGAGCTTATAGTGCTATAATGGTAATGCTTGATGTGCAACAGAAGATATTGTCAGCTAAGCATATACTAACTACTACTTCTAATCCTATAGTATTTACATCAGACTTTAGTAAATATTTCCAAATGTATTCTAATGAAATATTATTGGATTCAGAGAAGTTAAATGAAATTCCAGATACTGAATCACTATATGTAATAGTAGACGTTGAGAATGATGTATCTAATGCAGAAGATTTAGATATATTTGATAAGGACTTAACTCTATTGGAATTAAATCAGTTCTATATAGGAAGAGTAACTGGTAGTAAACGTAATAAAGATAGAGCTGTAGAAATAATATCAGAAATATCGGAAGAGAATGGTAGTAGACTATCTATAACTCAAGACTTGGTAGATAATCCTAAGTTTGAAAAGATAGGAGATTATTATTGTATTAAGATATCTGATATAGATGATGAATTGAGTCTATTTAGTATAGAAGTAGTCAATAATGAATTGACTAAACCTCTATATGAAATAAAAGGCATACTTGAAAGTTCTACAGATAATAGTAAGAAGAAAAAGAAGAGTCCATTTAGTAGAAAGCATGATGATATAGATGGAATCACTAATGACTTCTTTGATGCCGTTATAGATGCAGATATAGATGTAACTCTATTGAATATAGAGTGTATTATGCATCCACTTATTAGAAAAGCTAATAATAAGTATGAAAGACCTAACTTTAAAGTACACGTATTCGATAGTGATGTACAAGTTCTTACTATTAAGACTTCATTAACTAATAATCCATCTATAGCAATTAAATTAGCATCTGAATCTATTAAGTCTCAATTATTGGATTTGAATACTTATGAAATGGATGCCCCATCATTCTTAGATGATTTATTTAGAGAGAAATTACTTCCTCTAATGAAAGAAGATGAAGATGATGAATTCATAGACGATGGATTATATGACGAGGATGATGACGACGATGAGGAATAAGATACCAGCTATAGCTTATCAGACTCATATTGAAATACCAAATTATACACTTGGAATGTTACCATATCTGGAGAGAAATCTCCAGACTTATGGTCCATTTAAGAATAAGATAGACGTTGGATTATATTATGATAAAGAAAAGAGTATATTGTATATTCCAAGGTCTATGCAACCAAATATATTAAATCAATTAGAAATAGAATTATCTGATGATATAATAGAATATACTACATTCAAAGCAGATGTATTTAGGAAACCTAAAGATAGTTTCCAAGAAAGAAGTATAGAATTTCTTGTTGGTGATGGTGGATTTGCTCTAAGTAGAAAGAGTAGTCAAGTGGTATTGAGTGCTCCACCGGGTAGTGGTAAGACATATTGTGCTGTACATGCTATCGCACGATATGGTATACGTTCTATGGTAATATGCCATAGAAAGAAGATTCTTACTCAATGGATGGAAGAAATACTAACTTCTACAGATATTCAACCAGATGATGTACTTTTTTTAGATTCTACTAAATGTGATAGAATAATAGATAATAAGTATATAGTATCTGAAGATTTGAAAGTAATATTAGTAACTCAGCAGACTATAGCTTCATTTGCTAAGAAGCATGGTTGGAATAAATTAAATTTATTGCTATCTAATCTACAGATAGGAATTAAAGTTATTGATGAAGCTCATAGACACTTCAGGAATACTTTCTTTATAGATACCTATGCGAATTTAAAGAAATCAATATACTTAACTGCTACTTTTAAAAGAAGTGCTTATGGTGAGAATAAGGTATTTCAAAATGCTTATGCGATTGCTCCTAAATTTGGATTTGAAAGAATTAAAGAAACCAGAAGACATATAGTGTATATAGAAGTAAGGTTCAATAGTTATCCAGATACTAATACGACTTTATCTATGTATAATGGTTTAGGATTCTTTGATAAGATAAAATATACTGAATATCAAAATAGTAAAGATTATATATCTAATGCTATTATAGTATTAATGGAGAAGTACTTTAGTAAGCATGATGGAAGATACTTAATATTATCTGCCACTAAAGATTCTAATAAGTATTATAAAAAAATAATGGATGAGAATTTCCCTAAATTTAAATCTTGTATATATAATTCAGATGTAAGTGATGATGATAAAAGATATGCTATGGATAATGCAGAAGTTATATGTAGTACTCCATCATCATTAGGAGAAGGAACTAATATGAAAAATCTAAGATTTCTATTTATGACAGATGCATTTGCTTCAGAGATAGATTCATTCCAAAATCCAAGTAGATTAAGAGAATATGCTCCTGATAAGAATTGCTTTTATATAGAATTCATAGATGAAGGATTTAGACAAGTAGTGGATTGGCAGAAGAGAAGAAAAAAAGAATTTGAAAAGTTTTTCTTAGAAGATAGAGTAGTTAAATACTCAGAATTAATGAGAGATAAGATATAATTATATCTT